GTAACTATACCCCATCTTTTGAAATCTCATTTAGCAATTCGTGCTATTTTGAAATCATTTCTTTGAATGCTGCAAGGAACCCTTCCCTGCCGTAGGCGACTGCGGAGAAACCACCTGATTCCATTACGCTTTTAAGGAAAGCTTTCTGCTCCTCACTGACTGGGCTTGCCTGCGTTTTTCCTGCTCTCTTTAGCTCTATAGCTCCGAAAGGGTATTTGCCTCGGATAGATTCAGGTATAAGAAACATACAGTCTGACACTCCCTTAAGGAGACCCTTAGCCTGATCTTTTCTTGCTTGACCAATGGTTTTCTTACCCTCATTCACGCAGTGGAAAAATACCATCTCTGGGTAGTTATACTTAACCCAATCAGAGCAAAAGATTTGTTCATCATCCTCTTTAGGGCATGACTTAACCGGGCCAGGGTAAAACTCAATGTAATCAACTTTGTCTGTAATATTCATATCAATCCTCCATAGTAAAAGATTTATTGGCGATAATATCCTGACCTTTCTGGTTTTTTCTGTGCGTAATCCTTAATGGCGCACGAAAAAGGTGAGCATTAGTCATAATCATCTTAGCATTACGCAACCTGCCAATTCTAAAAGCCTCAGTCCTGTTCTCTATGTGAGTTGAGCAAAATGCTTTCCATCTTACAGAGCAAACGCGATGGTCTGACTCTGGAAAAAACGTCTCATAGGCCCGGAACCTATCACCACTATGAGCCATGACCTCGTATGAGGCAACAATCCCTGATTGATTCTTTGTTAATCCAATCTTAAAGTCGTAGACTCGCAACCAGTCTCCTTTACGATACATTTTCCCAGATAACTTTGCATTCGGGTCTATTAACATCTCACCGCAGCACCGACAGTTTTTAGCGGCAATATCATTCTTCTCACCACAACCTTTCTTAATAATAGATTTTGTCTGCGGGTCCTCTATATCTTCACACAAGCGAAATGTAAAAAAATTATCACAACGCTTTCCGTCAATTACGTTATTGCAACGACGAGCAAGTGGGGAGTTTTTATATCCACAGGCCTGACATACTCTTGACTTATCCCCAACTTTACGAGAGGACTTGAATTTCTGATCCTGCACCTCCTCTATGATTGGATCAAAGTATAATTCTGCCATGTCATCAAGAGTGCCAGCAAAGTCTAGCACCACGTGATCATCCTTGACCATCCCCATTTCCTTATGTTTCTTCTTAAGTATTCGCATGCCTCGCCCCAAAAGCTGAATAAGAAGCGTGATACTACCAACTTTGCGCAGAATGATTGATGTATCCCATGGCGGGACGTTCACGCCAGTTGTGAGACAACCGATCTGAAATATGAATTTATACTTACCTTCAACTGCGTCAGAAAGAATCTCCCTACGCTTTTTCTCACCAGTAGAGTCAGTTACTATAGCCCAGGTTACACCCTCAGGAAGCGCTGCTGCTGCCTCCTCACAATGACGTTTACCGGCACATGTCACAAGCGCAGCGTTGCGAGTCTCCATGAACTTTGCGGCAAATTGCATAATCTTTTGCGTCATGGACTGGTTTTGATGAATCTTTTCCTGCATTGCATCCATTTCTTTCTTGCCAAAGTCTTTAACACCATCACTACCGTCTGGCGCAAATTCGCTAAGGTCGTAACCCAGATCACCAACCTCACCGTAAACAGTTGGAACCACGAAGCCCAAATCAACCAGGTAATTGGTTGGCACCTGAATTACCGTCTTACGCCAGAATCCGCGGATGTTTGGGTTGCTAACGACAATATGATCGTTGTTACGGTATGGGCTACCAGTTAGACCGAATATACGAAGCTCACGACCATACCTCTCACGACAACGACGTTTCATCTCGGTGATAATTAGCGTGTACTGCGCACGACCAGTGCCAAGCAATCCTGTGTTTACGCCACCCTTAAAAACCATCTCGCCTTTCTTTGTGCTCATTTGCTCAAATGTTTCCTCGTTCTCTTCAGCTTCCACAATATCCATGTGGTCCACCATGTGACACTCATCTATAGCTATAACGGCAGGAACATAGTCACCAAGCCCCTTAAACAAGCCGTTGGCTGCCGTACCCTCACTGGCAACTATGGTTGGGTAGTAAACCGATTTAACGTTAAGGCCAGCGCAATAGACGCTATTACGGATGCCGAAATTACGAAGCTCCTCTGAGTTCTGGCTGATTATCTCTGACTGGCGAGAAAGAACCATATAAGGCAATCCCAATTGCTCCATGCGCTTACCAATCATGGCAAGAATGATTGTCTTACCAGCAGAAACTGAAAGGTCTGCTATAAATGGGGCCTCATACTTCCCAATAGCCTTTCCGATAGCATCAAATGTTACGCATTGGAACTCGTATGGGGTTATCTCCCCAAACTGGTAATCCTTCTGAATCTGTTTGATTCTTTCTTTATCAAAGTTAGCAACCAGCTTCTCGATAGGCAACATATCTAAATTCCTATAAAAATTGTCTTGTAGCGTTTAATTGAGTACAATACTACCATCAAATCAGAATGACTTTTAACAAAAAATGCTATTGAGGTAATGAAATGAATACAGTCGACAAGAGAACAATCAACGGTAATAACGGAACTGTCCGCACTGAAGACAAAAAACAACGAAAACGACCTTCAGGTTACTACGTTTTGAAAGATGAAGTAAGGGCAGGGTTGCGCGCGCGACTGGAGATTGTTCTTGATTTCTTCGGCACAAAGGCGAATATCGCAAAGCAGTTAAAGGTAACACCACAGGCTGTAGAGGAATGGTTTAAGCGTGGTATGATTTCTGCACGTGGTGCTCAGCTATCGCACAACTACTACAAACGAAATGGAGAAGGTTTTCGCGCTACATTCTGCCGACCAGACCTGCAATTCGACGGCAACGGAAAGCCGCTGACATTACGGTGCAAGAAGCGTCACATGCTGCGTGTGGTTACTGAGTCCGAGTTAGCAACCAAACCAGAGTGTCGTTCATGGAGAAAGATCAAGGCCGCTAATGAGGCAGCACGAAAAGCTAAAGAGTAAGGAATTGGATGTGCCATAATCGGTGCATCCTTTTTTATTTGTTCAGAGATAGATTGATATGCACTACGATAAGAAAGAGGTTTTACCAAGAATGCGCGGCCTGTGGGATAAGGCACTTATCAATATCTGCGGCGCAGACCCAAAATTCTTCCAGACCAAAAAGCATCAGCCATGTATTTATTGTGGAGGAAACGACCGAGCACGATGGACTAACAAGGTTAGCGAAGAAGGTGATGGCGGCATTATCTGCAACCAGTGTGGCTCAGGCGATGGAATTCTGTGGTTACAAAAGATGAGGGGGGAGTCATTCAGTGAATGTATAGATGTTCTCGTTGAGTGGTTAAACCTTATCCCTGTAGAGGTGGTTAATAAGGCAAATAAGCAAGCATCAAGGACTCAGCGTTACAAAATGGGCGCACAGGTAGATCATGAAAAAGTTCTTGAAGTCATGGATCGGACTGTAAGAGTTGAATCAAGCCCACTCACAACATATGAAGGTATTTATCTTGATGATGGATTCGATGTTGGCATAGCTAAGGATGGCTCAATGATTCATGCCGTACCATGCTCGATGGTTTACGAGGATGGTCTTGGTGATGAGTTCTGCAACTTAATGTTTATTGATGGAGATTCAAATGTTAAATTCCTAGCTGGTGATTACACTCGTGATTCTGTTGCTGTCATTGGTTCTAGGCAGGTTGATGGCTACACTTATGTTGTTGATAATTTTATTGATGGCGTACGTGTTCACATTGCTACTGGGTGTCGTGAGGTTTTTGTTGCTTTCTCCTGTTACAACATGGAGATGGTTATGCACCGCGACAAATCACGAAAGTTTAGAGTTGCTTGTCGCGATTGCGATATCGATATTCTCGCTGTTGCTGATGATCGCAATGTTGATGTGGTAATACCTAATGACGGGAAGTCATTCAAAACAGGAATACGCAAGAAAGTGTACAAAGCCAAAGACTTGCTAAACTAACCTCCCTCGGGAGGTTTTTTTATGCCTGAAAGATGCTACAATCCAACTTAGCAATTCGTGCTATTTTACAAATGGAGACTTTACACAATGGCAATTTATGACTTGGGAACCGCATCATTAGCTGCAAACGGCGAGGTGACTGGTGTCGGGACAACATGGAAAGCACCGCTTACACTGATTCGCGTAGGTGCCACCATTGTATTTAAAACTGAGCCAGTAAAAATTTACACCATCTCTGAGATCATCAGCGATACGCAGATTAATGTTTATAACCCTAATTCTGAAACTGTTCCTGCTGGAACTGGTTACGCTATTCTTGCTCATGATGGGATTACCGTTCAGGGATTAGCTCAAGATGTTGCTGAGACTCTTCGTTACTATCAGTCACGTGAAACTGAGGTTGCTGATGCAGTTGATGCATTTAACAACTTTGACTTTAATGATTTTGAATCTAAAGTAACACAGGTTAACAATCAGTATGGCGATGTTGTAAACATGTCATCACAGGTTGCGCAGAATGCTGCCCAGGTAGCAGGTGATATGGCTTCTGCTGCAGCGAGTGCTGGATTAGCAATGTCATCAGAACAAGCTGCACGGGGTTATGCGGAATCATTATCTGGTGCCTTAATTTCATTATCTGGTGCCTTAATTTCATCATTTGAGTCCGGAGGTGTAATAGAGTCAAGAAATCAACAAATGATATGGCTTGACTCCGGTAAGCCAAAGTCATACGTATGGATGGGAGATCTACCTAAGACAGTCCCGGAAAACTCGACACCATATTCTTCTGGTGGGATTGGTGATTCTTCGTGGTCTGAACTAGGATCTAAAGGTTATGTTAGTTTCTATGATTTTGGTTGTGTTGGTGATGGTATTACTAATGATATTTCAGGTATAAATCGAGCGATAAACTACGCAAAATCCAAAAATCTAAAGATAAAGCAGAATGATGGTGTTTTTCTTGTTTCTGGTTCCGATTATATTGATATTGGTTCATTGAGTGCTGATTTTACAGGCTCTGTTATAAAACCATCATCCTCATGGACCGGGCAGATAACTATAACCAACGGGCAACCTACAACTTATGACGCTTCGTCATCTGTTGTTTCATCTTTTAACTCCATGTCTAATGAATCAAGAGCTGCTGGAAGTAATTTGTTCGACTCTATATCTGAAAATCGTGACCTTGATGGTTGTTTTATTGTTTTTTATACAAATCAGGACATGTACACATATAGGGATTCTGTTCAGAAAAGAATTGAACTCAATAGGGTTTACAATAGGGGTTATCTGGAGAACTCACTGAAGTATGATCTTGGAAATAATGTTACATCAGTTAGAGCCTTGAAGATAAACAAGACAACTCAGGAAATCAAGGGTTTAACTATAGATGAAAGTCTTTCGACACGGTATCAGATAGTTTATGTTAATAATTCTACAAGGTTGTTAATAAAAGATATTTCCTTTATTAACAAGCCGATAACGCAAGTGTTTAGCGATACAAGGTTGGCAATAGCTAACTCATATGATATCACAGTTGATGGTCTTTTTGCCGAGTCTGTTGCAGACGCAAGAGATTCTTCTGGTGAGCTTTACTCATACGCCTTATCAATAGGTGAATCAATGAACGTAAGGATTATGAACGCAAGGGTTAACGGTAAAGGATGGGGCGCAAATGGTAGTAACAACTGCGCAAACGTAACTTTTGAAAATTGTGATCTAAGTAGAATTGACTTTCACATGCCTTTTCATAACTACCTCAAGATTGAAAACTGCAATATCGGTGCCCGTGGTGTTGTTGTTACTGGTCTTGGCGATTTGCATATAAGGGATAGTGCATTTAATGCGTCTAGATATACGAATGGGAATATCATAACAACAAGGGCGGACGCTGGAGGTTTCTTTGACGGAAACCTTTACATGGATAACATTACTTTTACAGGCACAAGAAGTACTAGCCTGACCGGGACGGGTTTGATAAATGGAATTTCTTATGAAGGAAATGGACCTGTAGCTGGCTCACCAATAAAGAGCACTCTGTTTAACTCAGTTAGGATTAAGGGCCTTAACTTCAAGTCAGGAAACTACAGTTCTCATCCTGGTAATTTATTCTACTCAAGTAGAGATGGTGCGCTGCTTTTCCCTTCTGACGTTTCAATATCAGATGTTAACATGTCGGCTTTCCCTTCATCTGCTAGCTTGGGACTTACTATTGATTTTTCAAGGTTTAAGGGGCCATTCTCGGACATGACAAATTCTGAAAGCTCATTGACTGGAAGGTTTACTACCAACATAAGTATAAAGGGGATTTTATCAAATAATATCGTTTTCATGGGTGCTAACAGTCTTCATAACCCTAACGTTTCTATATATGATCTCTCTTCACCTGTCGGAAGCTCGAGATACCCTATATTTGAGACAAACCAGAGGGGGAGCTATTACATGGTTAATTGTAATGTTGAAAGGCTTAGAGCTTACTATGGTTCAGACCCAAATGGACCTGTGGCAATAAAATTTGTTGGCGGTATTGTTAAGTCAACATCTGGTACGACCTCTCCGGTTGATGGCTCTGTTGATCATGATATTAGTTTCATTAACACAAGATTTGTATGTAACTTCAATGGACAGTCTCAGAGTACGCTACCAATAACAACAGGCATTTCAAGAATGGCGCTTCTTTCTTCTTGTGATTTCTTTGATATCTCAGGTGTGCGTCTAAATGGGCTTAACATTCCTGTGAAAGAGTCAACCTCTGTTACTGTTGGATTTGGATTTAGACTCAATCAGGATTTGGTTGTAACTACTGGTTTTTCTGGCACTAATACTTTTACAGCAAATAAGATAAGTGTTATAAGCGATTCACCTCAAAGGTTTGCTACTGGAACCTCATCGACTGGAGCTATTTCGTTTGCATTGTCTGGGACGTTAGTTAGTTCAACAACAATATCTACAACTTCTGGTAATCAGTTAAGATCTGTTAAATTGATTTAATAAAAAAGGCCCCGAAAGGGGCCTTATCTTTAGAACGGGATATCAGAATCAAACTGCTGCTGTTGCTGAGGTTGTTGTCTTTGTTGCTGCTGCTGCTGTTGTTGCTGCTGCTGTTGTTGCTGAGGTTGTGAATCACCACGCTGACTAAACTCAAGTCGAGGGTTGTTCATATTGATCGTTACGTAGGTCTTACCATCTTTATCACGAACATCAACAGCCAGGCTTTCAGCGCTCACGCTAACAACTTTACCCTCCTGGAACGCCTCGTTGTACCAATCTAACATTGACTCTTTAGCGAAGAAGACGGCGCGATAGTTACTATACTGTGCATTCCCATCTTTATCCTTGTATCTCTCACTCAAGTCAACCGCAAACATTTTCCAGTTACCATTTGCGTTTTGACCTTCTTTGGTGAATGGGGCGCGGCGAATCTGACCAGTAATTACGTGCATGCTTTATCTCTCTATGTTTGTTGGGGCCGCAGCCCCGTTAAATTTAGAATGTGTCGATTTGTTGTGATTCTACTTTAATCTTTTCTTCAGGACTACTTTTTTCTGCAACTTTCTTTGGTGTTGCTGGGTTGAAGCCAGTCATCGCATTTGCCTCAATCTCTGCCTTGCGCTCGATAATGTGAGGTTCAAAAACCTTCCATCCAGCCGCATCAAGTGACTGCTTAGCCTCTTTCCAGACGTTACGAAGTTCATCAAGAGTATTGCATTTCTCTAGCTCTCGCTTGAAATCCTTAACGCCTTTGGCTGCAAGATTTCCGTCATCATCAGCCTGGCTAAGACCCAAGGCAGCTGTGATACCGTAGCGACGAGCGTATGTTAAAGCTGATCCGTAACCTTGTGCATCATTCTTGCTGATTGGGACTATCATTAAGAAGCTTACCCACTCTCCAGATTCAACATGAAACAGCTTTGTCTCGACCTTCATGCGATTTGTTTGTTCGTCATCAATCACACTCTGGAACATCACCAAACCACACTCATATAAACCAGGCTCAACAGCCGCCAAAACGTCTTCTAAGGTAGCGTATTTATTCTTTAAGTGAGAGTTCTGCTTAGACTTTTCAGCCTTCGCAAATAGCGATTTAGCAGTGTGAAGCGCTTTTAAAATTGATTTGCATAATTCTGAAATTTGCATCTTTAACCTCGTTCGTTGTTGATTGGATAACTATACCTAAGTCATCCCGTTTTGTTTTAGCAATTCGTGCTGTTTAGATTTCTTTGTATTGCTTTAGAGCCCACTCAGGGACTAGTAGTTCTTGCTCTGTTATGCCGTTCGAGTACCCAGGCCAGATATCTAGCTCCTTGCACTTCTTGTAAGTGGCAAGTGCCTCAAGATACTGGAGACGACCAATGCGAAGCTGTTCGTCAGTTAGGGTGTACAGCATTGGTAAGTATGGCTCCACCTTCTCCTGTGCCAGCAACCCCACAACAACCTTGCGCTTCTCGTTGAATGCTTTCACAAACAGATCACGCTGAAGTGCCATTTTTGCAAGGTATCCGTGGTTGAATGCTGACTTACCGAATCCTTCCGGGCTTGCGTCTGCTGTCGTTTTGTAATCTGTGATCCGAACTGCTCCATCAACAACATCAACGTGGTCAATTCGAATCTTAACGCCGACTCCTAGAATCTCACCGAAGATCGATAACTCTTTCTGCGCCGTCTTACTGTTCACGATCGCATTATACGCCGGAATGTTGCAGAGGACCTCACGCATCGCTACAACCTTGTCATAGTCTACTGCGCTAACTAGCTCCTTACCATCCGCAAGCGCCTGGGCGCTCTCCTGCTGCTCAATTAACCATCCAACGGGCCAATCCTCACCAGATCGATACATCATCTCTATAAGCTCGCTATACCCCTTACCTGACGTGCCAGCTACACCAACTTTTTTAAGTGCTGATGATAATCCAGACTGACTTGTAATTAAGCCTTCAATCGAGTCAAGGTCTGTTGCGCGAAGGTATTCTTTTTCGAATACATCTTGCTCTAAAATCATCGTGTGGCTTAGCGTGCCGAACTTAAGCGCCTTGCTATCATTGTTGCGCTGCTTAAACTTCCACTTGGCTGGTGATCCCTGGATAATCTCGACAAGCGAGCTACCTGAGATGTGTTCAGTTTCAGCGTGGTAAGCCTCGTTGCTTAGCTCCTCTCGCGTAAAAACTTTAAAGCTCATAACTCACCCCTTGACCTTAACTACTTTAACAGACTTCAAATCTTCTTCAGTGAAGTAACCGGTCAGTACATCGCGGGCTTCTCCTTTGGTCTCGAATCTGTCTGCTTCGTTCTTATCCGTGGTGTAACCGGCCTCTCCTCCAAAGTAGCAGTCGCCGAACAGTGCGTTGTTTTTCTCTTTGATAATGTAGTAGGTCATTTATATATCTCTCTGGTTGATTGCTTTCGATGAGGTAACTATATATTCAGCACCGTAACCAGTCCAATTGGTTTTGCCAATCGTTGATTTAAGTTTACGCGTGAATCTTTGTAATTTCGTGTAGGCATTGGCACTAGTTACGCTTTTTGGCATCTCAAGCCAGCCATAGCTCAATGTAAACATCGTGTATATCGTGTATGCCGTTTCTCGCTGAGGGTGCATTGGTATAGCTGCCGCGCAATACTGTATAAATCCACATGATATTAAAATTATAACCGGAACACTCTATAGAAGTAGTTACATGATATACACAGTAATATATATAATAATAATAATAAGAGTAAAAGGTTGATATATATAGATATTTTAATGTAACCAATGCGTAAATTGGCGTAACAGCGCGTATATCATTTCCCGCGGATGAGATTGTATACATCGAGTTACATCGGTTACGTGTAACTGTGATTTATGGTGAAATTGTCGATAAATAGCACGATTTGCTAAAGACAACTGGCTATCTTTAGGTATATTTAGGCGCGTGGCGGCAATGGTGCTGTCAACTCCTCCTCAAATTGAGGAAAAGAACTTAGTTAACTCCTCAAATCTTAGGAATGAAAAACAAAAGAGAGACGAAAATGAACTTAGCATTACTTAATGAAGACGTAAAAATGAATAGTTATCAGTTTTTAAATGAAGTTATCAACCCAGCGAGGTTGATCGCTGGGGAGTCCAATGTTCGACACAATGACTTTGTTGAGAGAATAGAGGATGAGCTTGAAGGGTTTGAGTTTGACTACGAAAGTTTCGTAATCAAGAGTGAGGGTAGAGGAGGTTATAGAAAGTCAATCAACTCACCAGTGCTCAATATGGAACAGATGCTTTTGATTGGGATGAGAGAATCAAAGTTCGTTCGTCGCGCAGTGCTTGCTAAGCTTAAAGAAATGCAAAGCACCATCAACAAGCAAGCGGAAGTAATCAGTCAGATGGTAAGCATTGATGAACTTAAAGAGGAAAGAATGAAGAATGGATACCTGCAAGCGCAGAATGCTCACTTGATCCAGAGAATCGTAGCTGAGCAGCGAATTACTGAAATCACCCTGTCAGATAAGGAACTTGACAAGAAGATTGATGAGCTAGCGTGCGAGGCTCGGCAGTGCTGGTCAAGTCGCTCTGATGAGATGGAGTTGAGATTCAAGTATGAAACACAGTGCTTCGCACTTAAGGAAAAGGTAGGTGCACTGACTGGATTGATTGAGAATAATCTAGGAATTGATATCAAGTTGCTACTTAAAGATAAGTAGCACTAATGACCACAATAAGATGTGGTCATTTAAAGTGACTGCAATAAAATGCAGCATGTAGTAACCACTACTCAGCAGCAGAATCGGAATGTTATGATGTCAGTTAATAGCGTAATGCAAATCGAAAACAAGGCGGTATAAGATGAACTACGAGAAAGAGATTGCAAAAGCGAAGAAAGAGCTCAATGAAAAGGTTGTGACAATCCTGGTAAACAACGCTCTTTTTGTTAAGCGCGCAGAGTTACTAGCAGATGACGACCCTGTCAGAAATGAGTTAATAAATCACATCACTGAGTCTTCATTTATTATCTCTGGCGCCCTTAAATGCACGGTCGAGCAGGCTCTTAACTTGATATTCGCTTATCGGCATTACAATGTTAAGTCCATTCCTGGCTGTGAGGATATTCACTAATAGCACTAATTGCTAAACACTTATCGCAAGGATGCGGTATTATCTTTCCATCGAAACGAAACACACTTACTAAGGAATACAAAATGACTAACTTAACTACTAACGTAATCTCTGCAATCTTCGGTGTAGCAGCTACTGGTTTCTTCGTATGGCTTCTGATGCTGGCTAGCAACTTTAAAGGGTTCTAAGATGAAAAAATTAATCGTTATCACTGCAATGATTTTAGCTGGTTGTTCAGGCGGTGAAAGAACTATAGTTCTTATCAGTGACTACTCAGTTACAATTAGAGGTTGTGAATACAGCAATGGAGAGGTAAATCAAAATCTTTATTCGGTTTTACCAGCTGGATATTGTTTTAACAAGAAGGCCCATTAAGGGCCTTATTTTTATTTGTTTTCCTTTCTTATCTCAACTGGATTGTAATTAAGAGGCAGCCTCGAGGTGTCGCAAACCATAACTTGCGTCCTCATATTGCCAACCCAGCCGCCAGTTGGTGAAACATCAAGGTATATACCTGTAGGTATTATGGATATAAATAGATTACCGGATGAGTCAAGGTGACAGCATTCATTATAGTAGTACCCACCCTGCAATGATGTTTCAACCCACCCCCTACCAACAGGCATTGATAATGCTGAGTTTGATACGTTCGCGGAGTTGACAATATTCCCGACGTTAGTCCAGTTACTACCACCTTCCTGATCTGAATGGTTTGGATAACTTGGATCAAGCCATAGCACATCCCTAAGTTTGAGGAAGTACCAGCCAGAATCAAAGATTATAGAACCAGATTCATTAAATATCTGCATTCCATAATCACTTCTTTCTGGCGGGATCCACTTGTCAAATATGTAATACTCTACAGTTCCTAGCGGTATGTTCCACCACTTGAATAGGTCTATGCTTGTCTTTGTTATTGTGGTATTTGGGTTAACAAAATCAGGTGATATTTTGTTAACTCCAGGCTTCTGGCTTATCCTTGACCTACTTTCGTTCATCTTTAGAAATAGAAGAGGCGAATTCATTCCTGTGGTCATGAGGCTAATTGCAGATGTGGAGTTTGCATATGAGTAGAAATTTGAATCATTAAATGTACCAGAACTTCTTAGTACGTAATTTACATCCTCTGCGTCAGCAACCTTTAAACCATAGTCATTTATTAGTTCAACACCATAATCACTCATTTATTATAAACTCCTAAGTGAACATCAACACCACCAACTGCAAGTATGTACCCAAGATCGTCCGGATAGGAAACATGCCTGTTTGTATACCTGAGTGTAACTGCATTTCCAGATATTATTATATCAGGTGATACTGGATACCAGTTAGTAGATGCAGGGACCACCACCCCTGTTCTGGTATTGCAATGCGCATAAGGCGTTCCATTTGAGAAGTTAACATTAAATGAGACTTCCCATGGTATGTTTGCAGATAAAGCCCTTATCAGTGGCACGCTATAAGTGAATAGCCTCCTGCTCATTATGCTGCTATTGTCAGCTACAAGCCGCCCCGCAGAATCGTACATCTCCCAACCATACAAACCAGCCATACAAATAAAACCTTAGGCGGGATTTACCCGCCAATAATTTATTAACCCAAGTATCCTAATTTTACCCTAACCACTCCATTCCGGTCCAGGACTCTCATCTTGCCACGATCGGAACCCCTAAGCGTCAATCCATCATCCTTATCTAGCCTCCAGCCTGAATTTGTACCCCAGTCATTAGACTGAATAAAGTTACCAATCTTCGCGTTACTGATTGAGCCATCGCCGATAACTGCACTCTTGATGATTACGTTTCCATTCTCGACAACGAAGGGGAGTTGCCACTGACCGGAGCCGGAACCAATGCCGTTACTGATAGCGAATCTGTTTGCGTCAAAAATGAATTGACTACGAACATTGTCACCAGTGCCGACAAGCTCCATGCTCATACCGGATGAATAAGTCTGTCCATTGTATTTCAGGCCAAGACTAATTCCGTACTGCACACCAGTCGATGTGGCATTAGAGAATGCGTCCAGCTTCTGGTTTAAAGCCGCCTCATTTTCACCAAGTCTTGCTGATAGAGTCGTGTCTGCAGTAGTCCTTGCTTCTGTCTCTGTGGCTAATGCAGTCTGAACTTCTGTAATCGATGCTACAACTTCATCATCTATCTGCGCCTTAAGGGCCGTTAGAGCCTCTACGCGCGCCTGAGTTTCATCGGCTATGAGATTCACAGCCTGAACATATTCAGCCTTACGCTTGCCGTTCTCCTTTGTCATTCTGCGAACATCGCCATCATTAGCCAGTGCGTTCTCGATAATTGCCTCAGCTTGATTCTGAATGTCCTGATTCTTTTGAATCGCATTCTGCTCGAGGTATTTGAATCCTTCTGAACCTTCAATATCAACCTTGATGAAATCATTGATAATGTTTGCGTCGTCAGTACTCATGCCTCTTGCGAAATTAGACCAATCAGAGGTATTTCCGATTCTGTCAATCAATCTTGCGCGATACCAAATCACCTTACCTGGCTGAATTGGCGTATGCCAGTATTCGTAGGCAGGATAAGGAAGTAACGTAAGCAAACTTGCATTATCAGGATTGTAAGTACCATCACCATTATCTGGAACCTGCTGAAGCTCAGTGTAAGCAGTATCGCCAGAGCCTTCAGGGAATCCCCATTTAACACGGATACCAAATACTTCATCAGTTGACGCCGTGATAACCGTAGGTGCCGATGGGCGACCAATCTTGCCAGTTAGCGATACCGTTACAATACCAGACCAGGCAGACACGTTTTCAGTATCTGATACGCTGCGAACCCTAACGTCATAAATTCCTGCGTAAATACCTTCGATATCAACCTCTGTGCTAGCTGTTCTTGGTACGTTAATCCAGTTGCCATTCTCTTTTCTCCACTGAACATTGTAGGTTTTAGCGTATGGCGCTTTATCCCACCCGATAACCATCGTCTCAACTGATAATCCTTGAACAACCTTGCTGTAGCTTGACACTGTTAAATTCTCAGGTGGCGACAATCTATCAGGCTCTACGACTGAAGTTGGACGGTCAACAATATTAACGCCGTAGTCAATCTCGTCATACTTGTTAGGGTCATACTCCACCGCAGTAATCGTGTACTGAAATGAATCAGAGCCGTCAGTATCTGCCTTTTGAATCCCGGTCACAACATACTGCTGAAGCGCAAGGTTATCCTTATCAATTGCGAACACAGTGTCTGGCTGAGCTACAAAACTGAAAGCAGTGTTAAGGTTGATTGTTCTGCCGTCTTCCGAAACACTGGCAATAGTTCTTGCCTCCGGGCTTCCGTCTGGCTTGTTAAGAAGAATTCTGTCACCCGGCGCTGCGTCAACTTTAAACGGTGTAAAAACCTGTAGCCCCTGCACTGATTCAATGCGGCCGGAAAGGTTCAACTGATAGTTGCTCGACCATGCCGCATCATTAACTGCAATAACCTCGCCAATCATCGGAATCATGCCTTCCAACCCGGTAGTGAAGCTGATAGTTTCGCTTCTCAGGTTGGTTTTTAGGAGCCATCTGCCGCGTCTGTTTGCTTCACTTCTGCGAGTGCAGCCAATTGCCGTAAGGTCGACTGGATTAAACCCGAACCTGCGAGTAGCCTCAAGCTCAAATACTGGCTCAACATCCTGCTGATAGTTGTTCTCTACATCATCAAACTGAACGTTTGCCGTGGTGTAAAGACTTTTATCGCTGGCAAATGTGCGACTGAACAATCCGTTTACAACGTTATCATTGGTGAAGATGTAAGATGGGTTGCGAGGCTTATCAACCACGATGCCAATCTTTTCGCCGTCATAGAAAGTCAGGCCGCGAAAGATTGAACAGATATCACGAATTAGCGTGTAAGCCTCAACCTTGTTCTGTACAACCATATCGCAAAGGTAACGCGGCTCTAAGCCACCCTTGCCATCTGGAACCATCTGGTCACAGAATTGTGCAGCTTCGTACAGGCCCCACTTATCAATCTCTACACCCAGCTCTCGCTGGTCAAGTCCGTAACGGCGGTTTGTTACTAGGTCATAAAGAACCCATGCTGGGTTGTTTGACCATGCCATCTTGAATAGACCATTCCATGTGCCGCTATAAGTTCTGGTTTCAGGGTTATAGTTTGTAGGAACCTGAATCAACTTCCATCTCTTCTTGATTGAGATTGTTGGGATGCCGTTAGGGAACAAGTCAGAACCAAACTCAACGTAAACCAGAGCCGTAAGCGGATAGCGGAATTTAGCGTCAATTACTTCCTGATAGGTTGTAATCTGCATACCGTTAACCAGGGTGCTACTTGTTGAATCCGGCGTAATCTTACGGATGCGAACAAGCGCGCTATCAAATTCTGCCGGAAGGTTTACGCGAATGCTTCGGTCGTAACCTGTAGTGGTCTTTCCGTTAGCAACTCCGCGAGTGTATTCCTGGTAAGCGCCACCATTAACAGAAAGGTCAATTGCATACTCGCAGGTTGTTCCGTTCAGGTCTCCATTGCTTTCTTGCTTAACCAGTCGAGGCCAGAATAGCTTAACTCGAATTGCTGAAAGCTGAGTATTGTTAACTGCAATGATGTACGGGGTATCGTTCTTGATTTCTCTGGATGCCTGAATCTCTGAGTTAGCACCGTCAAGCCCGGCGATATAGTCCTGATACTGCGTGCCAGCACGGAACTCAGCGCGAACACCTTCATAGTTGTAGCTACCATCCTGATTTTGTACCGGAACGTCAGCAAGGTATAAATCCTTCAATGAGAAGTTAGGATCCACCTCACCGTCAGCAACCGCCAAAAGAACCTTAACCTTGTTAAGTGAAATTAGGTTATCTTCCTGCTCCACTGGTTGATGCTGCTTTTGGCTACCACCCTTGGCACCATAAATCTTAATCTCTTCAGCCATATCACAAAGCCTCATGTTTGTTTTGATCATTTGTGCCATTCTACAGTAAATAAAAAACCCGCGCCAGGCGGGTTCTGATTTTACTTACCATGTCTATAGGTGTACTCACCATTTAAGTTCTCAGCGCTCTTTCTGGCGCACACTGCTTCAAACCAATCAACGAATAGCCCCAAGTGCTTTCTCTTTTTGTTTATTGATATCGTAGCCCACCACGTTCCAGTTAACTTATGAAATCCAACTCCCGCAACGCCGCTTGAGTTATCTGACCTTTTTGACCTGTTTTTTGAGTTTACCGATGAAGATACAATCCGTAAGTTACTAGCTGAGTTGTCAAGCCTGTTTCCATTTATATGGTCAATCTCCATGCCTTTAGGTGGCATCTTGAATCCATTTCTTAAGTACCAAAGAATCCTGTGAGATGAAGTCTGTTTGTCATTCAATTTAACATACCTATAGCCAGAATGATGAATAAATCCAGCCTCTGACTCTATTTTGGCCGAGTTGTTTCTCGCCTCCTTCCAGTATAGCTTTCCATCAATCTCGTAAAGGTAATTCTCGAATTTTTGCATTTTAAGTCACCAAAAGAGTAAATCTTAAGGTGACTGTAATGCAGAATAATTTAATTATCAAGAAATATCTTCACTATAACTGCCTGCACTAAATACAGACCCGCCAACAGTTCGATAGCCGTATGGAAGGCAAACTGGATAACCAGCAGCTACAGTGTTCACGGCCGAGCCAAATGCGTAAGATGCTCTGTTGCTTGTTTGGTTGTTCTGGGTCTTTAATCCAGTTGCCTGCGGTGAGAGTAGCTGGGAAATACCACCTGCTGCCAAAGATACGCCAGCACCAACAAGATAAATCTGCCCAGTGAAGATGCCAACCGTGATAAGCGCTGCACCTAAAATTGTCTGAAACAAACCGCCGGACTTTCGGCCTTGCGGGATTGGCAAGATGCGTATCTCCTGAACGGCACTAAAATCAGAGATTTGATGCTCGTTCACATTTTTACCATCTACAAAGACTGCGTATCTTGTGTTCTGCCCAACGTGGCTGCTCATGAACTCCTTGAATGCAGGAATCTGAGAGCAAAGCGCTCGCATAGCCTCTGGCACGCTATTCACTGCCATCTGGTGAATCTTTCCAAACTTGCGGCCTAGAGACAAGCCTAACTTAATATCAATCAGTTTCTGGGTCATAAATTACATCCTCTGGTAAATCCTTATGGCGAACGATTCGCACAGTGCGCTCTCGCCAGTAATCGGAGTAGATATCAACTGAACTCATTTTACCATAAAGGTGATGAATGAATCTGTTGTTGCCAATATAGATTCCGGCGTGGTTTGTCACCTCACTTTGAACCTGCATCATAATCATTGAGCCAATAGGAATATCTGAAGTTTTTACTAGCTCAAATCCTTCCTTAATCCAGTTGTCTTCATAGATATTCTCATTGTATCGCTTCTCCCACCACGGGTAATTAACGCGGTAGTCATTCAGTTTGACGCCGTATTTCTTGTGAAATGCCATTACCAACTCCCAGCAGTCAAAGCTACCAAGACCCCATGGGCGACCAATCAGTGGCATGGTTGAAGGTTCAAGGATCCGCATGTCTCCTTCCGGAATGCTGACGATAACGTAAGGAATCTCGCACTCATTGCAGCTGCAAATGTCCGCTGGGCTTGGTCTTGTTGTGGCTCCATCGCCTGTATGAGAGTGAACTACATAAACAATTGACTCGTTGTGAGCCAACTCAAAGAGAACGTCTGCATACTCATTTGAATCAAGGATGAATTCATTCTCTGGGTCTTTGCTGGCGTTCTTGATTCTGTGGTATTTCTGCGCGCGACCTTTCTGCGTGACAACCCCGCAACATTCGTGCGGGTAAACTTCTTTTGCGTGCTGGAAGATTTCCAGTTTAACTTTTGGTGTTAACATCTTCACCTCTATGATTTTAAGATTTGACAAATCCTATTAGGAGTTTTATATTTGAATCTCCATAAACAAATAATCAACTCACCAGGTAGGTATATTATGAACGATTTAGTATCTTTAGGCAAAGATGGTCGCATTACAGTCACATCAAAGGATGTTTCAGAAAAGTTTGGTAAGTCGCACAAGCACGTGCTTGATGCTATTCGAGGACTTGATTGTAGCGAAGAATTTAGAGAGCCTAATTTTCGGCCCTCATCTTATATTTCCAAGCAAAACAAGAAGTTAGATTGCTATGACATTACACGTGATGGTTTCTCATTCCTAGCAATGGGCTTTACCGGAAAGGAGGCAGCAAAGTGGAAGGAAGCTTACATTAATGCTTTTAACGAAATGGAGCGAATTCTTAAAGAGGAGTATAAAGAAGAAAATAAATCAGTAATGCAGAAATGCAATGAGTTAATCGGAACGTTAAAGTCAGAGGTTGAGATTGCTAGCAGTTGCGGAAAGACACTATCTGAGTGGAAGAGGGTCAAGAAGCAGCGGAAAGAAGAAATGGAGAACCTTTACAAGGAAGCACAGTTAACTCTTGGATGGTAATTTTGGCCCCTTTCGGGGCCTTTTTTATGATTGATTGGCTTTAGCCTGAAGACTTGCTGCAGCGCAGCCACCGAAATCCAACTGATTATTCTCACCAAACCTAATCTTGCAGCTATTTACCGTTCCGGCGCAGAAATCCAATGAAGGGTCTGACACTGGCTCATCATCCTTATTGAAGTATCTATTACCAGCATAAGCACAACCATTACCGCTGCGATACCAGCCCCTTGAAGCCCAGTAGCAAACAGACTGAACAAGTCTTGCTGGAATGTAAATACCATCCATATCCATCGGGCTACTTAGCTCAAACGATGCCGTCTTGTAATCAACCTGCTTAGGTCGCTCAATGAAGTAAACGAATCTGCGATAATCCCCATCAGCAATGCTTCCGTCTTCATTGATGTTATCTCGCGTAGTAATCCAGATGGTAACCTTAGCTTTAACAAGTCCGTTGTATGTTCGAATCAATGCGCTAATGCGCTGGTCTACGTTTGACACCGTTAGCGTCACTTTGTTGGCTTTGCCGTCAGAGGTCATATTGATGCCCGAGATACCAAAAGGTCTGGGGCCATACTCTTCACCACGAAAGGTGATGGTTTTCTCTGGTAGTGGCTCGCCATTCATTTGGGCTAGCATGATTTCTTCAGGTGTGTATGAAATGTTCTCATTGTGGAAATTGTAAACGCGAGAACCAAACGACGTGCCGTCAACCTGAATTAGAGTCACAATCTCTCCAGGGAAAAGGCTTTGCAACTGATTTTCAAACTTTGGACTTAACATATATTTCTCCAATAAAAAAAGCCCCTAATGGGGCTTAGTTTAACGCATTGAGCTAAAAACTTCTACGAATTGCATATTTACAGTCTGAACTTCCTTACTGAGTGGTGTGACGCTAATGCTATCCTGCTGAATAACAAACATTGATGTATCGCCTTGTGGCGTGGTCCACGCAAAAGGTGTAATGATGTGCGCAAAACAGAAGTCTAACACTTCCTTCCAGTTAGTGTTGGTGTAGGTCATGTTGTAAGTGCGCTTGTTAGTTCTGTAGCCTCCGGTTCCAATTTGGGTGTAGCCATTACCGAATGAAACACTCCTCACGTTGCTTGCGTTGGTAAATGAGCCGCCGCCACTCTGAACCTGAGTACAAAAATTAAACGTATCTAGAGCCATATTATTTACTCCCGTGATTTTTGTGATAATTAAGGGCTATCTCTGCGATTTTTCTCGCTTTTACAGCCTCTTCAAAATTGCTTGTTGTTAATAGAATTCTCTTACCTATCTTTGATATAAATTTTTTCTTTGTTTTGCAGTAACTAACCCCGACAACGCCAGTTTTATTTGATGAGTACATGCTTTTGTTTTTCATGTTATCACTCTTCGTTACCAGTCTTAGGTTTGATATGTTGTTGTTTTTTCTAGAGTGGTCAATGTGATCAATTTCCATGTCATCAGCTATTCTTCCATTAAACATTTCCCATACAACCCTATGGGCCATTACCTTTACACGCCTGTATTGAACGATTATGTAACCTCTCTTTTCACAAAAGAAACCAGCAACATCGCCAATATTGTATTGTATGGCTGGTTTTACCTTCCAATAAAGAACACCCTCTCTATACTCAAAAACATAATTCCAGTTCATCTTTTAAACCTCATGTTAATTTTCACTAATTGTAGCAAGCCAAATCCTTTTGGCTTTACCATTTAGTGCTATTAGTTAAAACCTCTCAGATAGGCATACGCTTTTCCTCCTTGCTGGAAGGACTGAGCAATCTCTTCCGCTACGATTGCCTTAACGCCACTCTGCAATGCTTTGGCTTGTTCTGGGTCGCTACCAACACCGCCATTAACGTTAACAGTTATTCCGCTAACATTAACATCTGTTCCACCAGAAACCAAACCCCCATTTGCATAGCCTGAAGGACCACCTACAGCGCAGCCGTTTGCGTAACCTTTCATTAGCGCGTAAAGGTTTTTCACACCAATTCGGCTCGTCGCTTCTTTTGTGAATACAAATTCACCACGGTGTACCGTTCCTGCCGGTTGGTACTTGCCGCCATTGCCGGTGTAGCCGCCACCAGCAAAACCCAAGCCAGATGCAATCGATCCAATAGCGCCACCAGTACCACCGAAGCTACTTAAGCTAGATTCGATGGCCTTTACAACAAGAAGCTGAGTTGCAATCTTAGCAATCTGTTTAAGGATGCTAACAGTAAACTCTCTGAAGTTTGTTTCGCCAGTTGTTACGAGGTTTGTAATCTGGTCGGTAATGCCTTCAAAGACTGTTGTGGTTAAACTTCCAGCAATTGAGAATGCATCCGTCGCGCTCTCAGCCCAATTGGCAAAGGATTGATTAACACCAGCGAGCCAGTTTTCACGTAGCGCATCCTCCTGGGCATAAAAGTTACGTCTTGCTTCCAGTAGCTGCTGAAAATCAACGTCATCAAGAGAGCCACCAGCATTGACCTGATTGGACTGAAGAGCCTGAATCTCTTTGGCTCTTTGCAGTTCACGAGATGATAATCCAGTACCCAAATCAATATTGCTTGCCTCATTGTTAATCTGAAGAATCTTCTTGCGGTTATCTTCAGCCAACTTATTGGCTCTTTCTTGCAAAACAATCTGATCACCTAGCTCAGCCTTCTGCCTGGCCAACTCAAGAACTTTATCCTTTTCAATGAGAAGTCTTGCTTGCTCTTTTTTTATTGAGCCATCACGCTGCCTTTGCTCAAGAATCTGGAATTTTGCAACCTCCTGAAGATACTGCTTGCGCTCATTGCTTATTACTGCGCCAATATCCCTGTTTTCCTGAAGCACCTTGAGTTGTGCCTGTAGTGCAAGTACGCCAGATTCGTAACCAATTGTAAGGTCTCTTTGCTCTTTAACCCTACCATTTTCTTCTTTCCTGCTCTTCTTGATCGCATCAAGTTCATCCTGAAGCGCTTTCTTCCTTTTTGCAAACTCCTCATCCGTGCCTGACTGCTCATTGGTATTCTGATTTTCTCTGCGAGTAACGTAGCCAAGTTCTCCTTCTCTGATTCTGGCATCGCGCTCCTTGATAGACTTCTCTAGCTCAATGTTTTGCTTCTTAGCGGCATCGATAATCTTCTGCTGTCCCTTGACAACATCATCACCAACACCATCAAGGCCGGGGATGTTCTGCAGTGCCTGTGTTGCGCTAATTACGAATTCACCAATCAGCACATCACCCTGGTTGATGAAGACCCTAATTTGCTCAATTGTTCCGGCGATTACGTCAACAAACAGGTTTAGCGCCCCAACCGTTCTGCGACTAATTGCATCCCATACATCAGATATGTACTTCCTGAAGTCATTCCAGGCCAATTCAAGAGGAGTAAGCTGGGCTGCAATATCGTTAAGGTTTGCCTCTTGTGATTTGCTAAATATATCAATAGCAGCAGTTACGGCTTCAACCTCACCCCTAGTCTCTCTCAATCTTTCAATTGTTGTTAACTGCCCCTGTGTAAGGAAGTTAAACCTCTTGTCTAAATCAGCAAGTCCTTGAATTGGGTCGCTCGCAATCTGGTTATAGTAACCAGTAATTTCCTTTGCATCCTTACCTGTCAACTGAGCCCATCTGGCTGTTGATTTAGTAATCTTGTCAATCTGCGTTAGCGTAAGGTTTCCTTGCTCAACAAGGCTTGTTGCGATGCTAGTCACAAGTCCTCTGGTTGCACCAGTGGCATCAGAAACAGAGCTAACCAACTCTCTAACCTGCGAGATTGATGCGATTGTGGAGTTGTTTGAGAACGCAATGGCGGAGTTTAACGCCCTGAATTCACTTTCAGCCTGCGCAGCACCGACGCCTAAAGCAACAAGCGCGCCACCGAGAACCCCAACTGCTACGTTGAACGGGTTTAAAGCAGCAAGCGCAAAACTAAATGTGTTACCAATACCTCCAAATGCATCCTTAATTTGTCCACCTTGCTGAATTGCAATAAGCCAAATCGGAATGCCGCCAGCAAGTGATGTCCCAATATCTGTAATCTGCGCTGGCAATTGAGAGATTGCAGCCTTGTATTGACCTGCGCTTAAGCCAGAGCGTTGAAAGGCCTTGCTCTGAGCAATTAGCTGGGTGTTTGCCTTCCGTGATGCATCGGCGATTCTGTCAATAATAGGCGCCGCCTGAGAACTTACGCCAAGCTGGGCCGCTTGTAACTTTAGGTACTCCTCTCGCGTCAATGTTGCCGCCTGAGCCTGACGCTCAAGTGATGCAATGAATCTATCCGCTTCAGCCTTTGCCTTTGCCTTATCCTTTGCAGCTTGCGCCGCCGCTCTACCCTCTTCAGTTAGTGCCGCACGTGAACGAGCAAGTTTTGCGTTCTGCGTTTCAAGCGCCTCACCTAAGCGGAAAAACTCCTCATCAGGAACTACTCCAGCCGCGAAAGCCTTATCAAGACCTACAGCAGCCTCCTGGAGTTTACGGAACTTTGCCGCAGTTGGGTCAATAGCCGTTTGCAATTTAGCCAAAGATGATTGCTGTTCAGCCAGTGCGCGAGCTGTGTCTCTGGCTTGATTCTTTGCAACCTGCTCGGCGTTGACGAACTCACTAATGCCGGAAGCGGCCTGCTGGTTTGCCTGCCTGAACTTCCGCAGGGACTGTGTACCTCTGTCTACCTGCGAGACGTCTACGGCTAGTGTGATTCCGGCTAATTCATTTGTTGCCATCTAAGCCTCCATAATAGAAAACCCGCCGAAGCGGGTTATTTTTTTCTCAGATTATCCATCATCTCGAGAGCCTTAGCTTCAAGGATGCGTAAATCACTGAGCACCAATTCTTCTTCTGAGACATTATACACTCTAAAGAGGAAATTTAGCACGTTGTAATCTAACCCTGTAGCTCCGTTAGCTCCAACCCTCCATTGCGTGGCCATTGAACAATAAATGTCCCAAGCCTTCATCATGTTGTCGTCGAAGTGTAAAACTTCAGGCTCTTCATCTTCGTAATCAGAGCGGCGCATCCCAATAGCTTCCAGTTCGGCATCAGTTGGATCTGACTGGTACTGTAGATACACCGCCCTCTTTAGTTTTTTACCCGCTGGCCTGCCAGTGCCTGCATGTAAGCGGTAGTCAGTGCAACCGTTGACGCTGGGAACAGGTCGGAGAACTCATTAACGTTATCCTCGTTGTATTCTTCTTCCAAATCCCAATCAGAGGCGATTGCCATAATCAATTCTTTAGTACTCAAGTCTTCTTTCTGCAAAAGCTCCTGAAGCTCAGATGTTTTCTTATGCTTGACTGTAAAGATAACCTCTACATCCTGGTCGTTAGCCAGCTTGAATTTTACCGGAAGCTTGAAGTCAGGGAGTGCTGCCAGTGAAAGTTTGAACTTAGCCATCTTAGTTAATCCTCTTATTGTTTGTGAGTATGTATTCTATTACTTAGTGCTTTCTTTTGCAATCTTAGCAGCTGAGTCCTTGCAGACCTCTTTGCCATATTTCATGATTTGGTCAACTTTACTACCCACAAGCTCCTGACATGCTCGCTCAGCTTTAGCGAACTCAACGGTATATTTGTTTGCCTTGCTATTGGCATCAGCCTCACCAGTTGGGTTAACAATCTGAACTACTGCATAAAAAGCAACAAGAACTGCAGCAAGTTTGATGATGTTTTTAACGTTATTCATTTCTTTAATCTCTCATTTCGTTTCGATGAGATAACTATACAGTAAAGCTGAATAAGTGCTTTAGCAAAAAGTGCTATGCAATAAAAAACCCTCCGAAGAGGGTTTGTGTTTTAAACTTCAGCTGCCACAGAGGACAGGCGACCACGAATTGATACTGCGATGGATACCGTTTCGATTTCGTTAACACCAATGGTAGGGGTGTCGTTGAAAGCGATAGTGCCGGACTGCAAGCGCATTTCGCTAGCTCGAGGTACGAACAGACGAATCGCAACAACCTGGCCAGACTCATCGTAGTTACGCAGAACCGGATATACAGGGTTGGTGTACTCGTGAGCGAAGGTGAAGGTGTTAGTTACCGCAGATTTATAGGTCGGAATCTGCTGTTCACGGTCATCGGACAAGCACTGGAAGTTAACGAATTGCTGTTCGCCACCGTCAGTAGATACGTCCTGAACGCACGGAACTTCGAACCAGGAGGTGATCTTGACAACTTCACCAGTTAAGCCAGCCGGGAACTTTGTGGTGCTGGAGGTATCAATACCTTCAACAGTTACTGACGTACCAGTGATTGCAGTCACTCGAACTTGCTTGTCAGCTAGAAGCGTTGAAGCAGAAGAGGTGAAAAGCAGGTAATCACCAACGACCAAACCAGACGCGTCAGATACAGTTAAAACAGGGGTAACTGCGTTAGAAATTGCAGTTACGTCGATTGCAGCTCCGCGAGAGCCTTCTACGAAGACCTGCGTGCCATTGCTGAGATGGGCCATGTATTTTTCCTTTTGTTAGTCTAGACGAACATAAAAACGAACCGGGATAAACCACCCAGACTTGGATTTGATAACCGGGTTAACAACTCCAGACTCATAAATGGTCCCGCTGTCAAGCATTGTACCATCAACGATAGATTCTGCCAATTGATTAGCTATTTGTCTCGGCTTATCAATCCCAGTCCCCGGACTGAAGAACACTGAAATCTGCACCATGCCAACGTAGTATTTGCACTTCCTGCTTAACCCGTATGTTACTGTGTCAACTTCTGTGTAGTCGTACTTAAGCCAGATTGAGCCGTCCGCAGGAGGCGCAAAGGCAGCGTTCTCCCAAGCAACTGGATATCTGACAGGAAATTCATTTACCAACAAATCGTTGACGAATTTCCTTGCTGCTAATGATAATTCATATTGCACGGCGAGCCTCCTCTACTGCTTCCTGGAAATACCTACCCAGCCTTGCTTGCACCACACCTAAAACGCCAGCTGGAGCCTGGCTTGAAGCTCCGTATTCAAGGTCGACCGCGTAATCAAGTCGATTGGTGATATAAATAACACTTGTAGCTTTTGAGTTGGCAACCGCTCTAGCCTGTCTGGCGAGATATGTTTTGGTCTGGCCGCCAGTCTGGTCGTACTCATTGAGTGACTGCTGAGCTGGTGAGTTTGCGGAGATTTGCCAGTTAGCCTTGAATCTGCCGGTATCGACGGGTGAAAGGTCAACAATTGCGTTTGCTGTCTTGATAACCGTATTGGATACCACAATCCCAAAACCATCCTCCGCTCTGTCAATCCAGTCAGCAATAGATTTCTCAAACGTAACTACACTCCCCATGTTTCTAGCCATAAGTAGCCACCCTGCGAAGAATCGGACGATAACCAACAGTCGTCCCTGTTGGTTTAACGGGGCGCGGGTCAACAACAACAAAAGTCTCACCATCGACTTTGATCTGATAACCCTGCTTGATTTCTACCTGGGCCGTGAAGATTCCGCGCTTATCGCCAAACTGGATAAACTCGCCATCGATATCGCGAGTCTTGATCTCTCGCACCAAGCCCTTTAGTTGGAATTTTCTTGCTGGAACCTCAACCTCAACTCCGTTAACGATTTCAACATACCCAGCGCCAGTGCTCATCTCGTAAACGCCATTGGCATCACTAAAGAAGTTAATGCCAGCGCGAGTGATTGATTCGATTTCATTGTAGTTCATCGGCAACCGCACCCACCGCCAGCAGCGGAAGTAATCAATCCAAATCCGCCGCCTTTCTTGCGGAGAAGTGCCTTGTACATGCGACCCCAAGAGGAAGATGATAAGTCACCCTGGATTGCTGATTGATTATCATAAGTGATAGAGAACTCACCGCTCAGTGCGTAACTTGCCATTCTACGACTGTATGTTTCCAAGCCTTCATTCTCCCCCTTAAATGCGCCATCAGAAAGCATCAGGTGTAGTGCATAAAGGCCCACAGCGCGATCTGCATCATTACCAAACTTATCCGCACATACGTAGAGACGCGCCAAATCGATCCACACATTAATTGATTCATCATCCACTGCCTTGAGCGCAGGAACAAGCGATCGCATAAACGCCAAGATTTCATCATTCATATTAGCTCCATACAATAAAGGACGCCGAAGCGCCCTGTTTGTTATTTGTACTCGTTACCGGTCTCAGCTTCGGAGATAGTTTTCGGTTCTTTGCGCTTTTTCTTGCTAATAACTTCTTGCGCGATCTGCTTGGTTGTTTTGGCGTCACCTTCGATAGTGAGCTTGCCCTCTGCGATTAAACGCTTAAGGCCGTCGCAAATTACGTCAACCTCGAAAGTGTCACCAGGCAAATATTTCTCACCCTTGTAAACGATAAGGCAAGCACCAGTGTGTTCTAAACTAATCATCTTTGTCTCCTTTGTTTATCTGATTGGGTGATTATAACCCAACAATTCCATTTGGTACAGGCGTAAAAAAGCCCTCCGAAGAGGGCGATTTATTATGCAAAGGTGATGCCTTTGATTACAGCCATCGTCAGCGGACGATAAACAATCAATCCTGTAGCCTTTGATGTTACAGGGTAGCGGAAATGCAGATCTTTAGGTTGGGCCGGAAGTACGTTGGTAACCTCTGGAATCTCAATGGACATATTGAGCGGATCCTTCTCAAACGCCAGAGCAGCTTTACCACCTGCGCCATCGTAGTTGTCCAGGAACTGCATGAAACGAATGGTCATACCTGGGTTGTTACGAGTGAATAGCTCGCCGTAGCTCAGAGTTGTATTCGGAACAAGGCGCTGCATTACTCGACGGGCAGATGCCGGAAGCAGAATGTCAGTTACATGATGGAAGCCCTGAGTTGAAGTCTCAACTGCGTCAATCATTGCGGTAACGTCATTAATTGCGTTCTGCGGGTCACTCCAGTCTGGTGTTGCGACAACGTTGTTGATGTTCGGCTGATCGAATACGCTTACGATACCGTGGGGAGCGGAACCAGACCAAACCAGTTTATCCAGCAGGTTGTCGTGCGCTTCGAAAGCCAGTGCCTGCTTGCGAGCTGACAGAGGCTGACCAGTTGCAGCGCCTGCTTTAATTTCATCAGTAGAAATCAGGAATGCGTTACCGAAACGGAACACTTTACCTTGTTTCTCGGTCATGAAAGCATCAACCAGCGGCAGGTCATCAGAGTAATCAGCGATAATCTGCGCGATACCAACACCATCAAACTCTGGGTATTCGAAATACTTCGCGTGACCAGGAATTTCATTGGTTACAGGGAAGATATTAACAACAGAATTGTCTGCATACTCTTTTTCGTAAGCACGATTCAGAGTTGCGGTAAGCTGCTTAACAGTCCAGATACCAGCGGCGTCGGCTTTCTCTACGCCCATTTGCTCGAGGTGAGCGGTGATTTTTGCTTGTTCTGCATCAAATTTAATGGCCATTCTTTATTGTTCCTTTTCAGTTAGGTGTCTACGGATTCATTATACACGAGTTTTTAGCCCACGCAATGGTGGGCTCTTTGTTAGTACTTATAAGATGCCATCCTTACCTGAATTGGGATTGAAGAATCACCAACCCTTCCATGTTGAGTTATATCTATTTCCACTATGTATCTTGAACCCCACTCTTTTATCGTGTAGTGAACGGTCCTCAAGCCAAGTCCTGCAGAGCTGGCGCCAAGTGTTAGGGCGCTGCTCTTAATTCGCTAGCCATCTTAATCTCCTGATTGGTTAATAGACATAATAAGTCTAACAGATTATGGGTAATAAAAAACCTCCCGAAGGAGGCTTTAATTTAGCTTTAATATTTACTTCTGCTTGACCTGAACTTCAACCAGGGCGCCATCAACGCTCAGGTTTTGTGGGTCTGTGCCAGTGTTTGCGATGTAACCACCTGCAAAAGTCCAACCAGTCTCAACTGCACCTGCTGATTCAACCAGTCCAGTGGCAGATACAAGAACTGGGGCACCAAATGTAGGCGCGGCAGTAAGGCTGGTGCGAACCCAGATTCGACCATGTGTCATCACGTTAACAGCTTCTTGCGGTTTAGCAGCCCCATCAGGAGTCTCGTAATGAGAGCGAACAACCACACCGTAAACATTATCAGCAGTGATGCCAGTGGCTGCAATCACCTTGTGACCAGCCAGGCGCTCATCAGCAGGCACTGACGCACCAACAACAGTCCCAACTGGAATTGCAGTAGTGCCGCCAACTACACATGCGCCGTCGATGTTATACAGAGAGGTATCAGAAATCATACCAGCGAGTGCTACAGAACGAATTGCCATGTTTATAACTCCTTATTTCTTGATTTTAGCTAAACGAGCACGCGGGTCTAATTTCTTAGGCTCATCGGCGCTGTCAGATTTGTCGGAAGCGGTAGTCGCTTTACGTACTTCAGCCATTTTATCAGATTCTTTGGCAATGTCGAACGCTGCGTCGATGTACGCGTCAGATTTCTCAGCAACATCAAGGCCGGAGACTTCTTTAACGTAAGCAATCTTGATGCCTTTAGCGTCCAGACCATCAGCTTTCACACCAGCTTCAGCAGCAACAGCAACCAGAGCAGCCAGAGCATCAGCATCAGCTTTCGCTTTAGCAACAGCAGCCTCGATTTCAGAGGGGATTGCATCTACTTTAGCTTTCAGTGCATCGCGTTCTGCGATTGCAGTGTCAGCCTTTGCGTTCAGCGCTTCGATGTGAGAAGCGATTTCCGGTGCGACTTCAAATTCCTGCGCGCCGTCGAGTTTAATTTTAACTGTCATTTCCTGTTTATCCTCTTTATTGATATCAACGTCAGTAGTATACGGGTTTTCCTGCTCACCGTCCATATTCAATTTGGCAATACCTGCGCGACCGCGATATACCATTGCGAGATGGTTAACTTTAATGTCACGCTGAATTGCGTCGAACTCCTGCCATCCTTCAGGCGCATCGAATTGCTCACCATCAGATTTAAGTACATACTCGCCAGTAATAGGGTCGCCCCAGCCAGGGGTCTCATCAAGAACTGCGGAGTACCCAACCGATAACTCTTTGGCGTTACCTGCCATAGCTTCCTGAATGGCCGTGTTGTCGTAAACAACAATCGGAGCAACGACCGAGCTACCCAATGGTTCAGCCTTGCCAGTAACGGAACCTACCACTACGTCTTTAGCATTCTCCGAGTTAACGAAGACGTGGTCCAGCGTCATTGGCTTGCCCTGGTAACTTGCCAGAGACTCATACTTGAAAACCTCCTCTGCTGGACGAAACTCTCGAACGGTGCGACCGTCCTCCATGTAGTAGACTTGCACGCCGAGACGTGCGACTACTGGTGTGTCGACTAAGAATCCATTCTCGTCGATTGTTGCCTTAAACTTTGCGCTGTCATAGCGGATTTTACTCATTTAAACTCTCCTATTATGATTCCCAATCTGGAACTGACCAGCAACGACAGCCGTACTCTTGGCCCGGAAATATATCTGCCCCACCAAGTTTAAAGCTAAGGCCTTCTCTTGCTATGTGTGATTGGCGCTCCCTCTCATCTAGCATGCCATGACAGATATAGCGGCTAACACCAGCATCCTCAAGCCTGCGCCTCATGAGTGTCGAGTTTAGGCTTGAAACAATCCCAGAAGCAATGTTTGCTGTTCGCTTCCTGTAGATTTTGTACCTGTCAGATAGCTTAACGTAGTCACCATTCTGTATTGTTGCAGCCGTCTGTAAGAAATCATCCTTGATGTTGTTTAGCAGTTTTCTGGCTGACTTATCCGTGGTGTAAATCCACTTCTTGAGGTCATCATTATACCACGGCTCATCGCCATCTATTCCGTTAAATTCAAGGTCTAGAACGCTAGGATTAGATCTCCCTCCAGTCTTGATTGCAAGAACAAGAAATTGCGAACTATTGTATCTGTATATTGCTGCCCCTATAGCTGGGATGGTTGATATAAATGACGCCACCAGCGCCGCAATTATCCCGTCAAGGTATCCATCCTCTTCCTCAAGCTCATCTGCAGTATCAATTTTAAGCCTTGTTGCAGACTCCCTCATTGCCGAAATTAACTCAGTTACCGCAATACTGAGATTGCGGTTAACCTGGCTCTCAATTGTCTGTGGGTACTTCCAACGGGTCGTTACTGGTTTCACTAATTGTCACCTTTGTCTCTACTGAACCATCATTGATCTTAACCTCTGGGGCTATAGTTCGTAGTGTATCACGAGCCTCGTCGATATCCATAGCGCCTGCCGCAATTAGTGCCGCAATGCTGTTTACGTTCTTCTCAAGAATCTCGGCCTTATCCTTGCTTGATTCCTGAGCCAACGGATTAAACTCAACTGACCACTCTTCTGCGTTCGCGATGAACGGGATCAAGAACTCAAGAATAGGGAGCAACTCAGCATTGCGCTTGCGGTCAACCAGCTTGTGGAATGTCTCCAGTGCCGTATTCTGGCTTGATGATACCCCTCCAACGTTCTTGTTCTTCAGGATGATTTCATGAATGCCGCTCAGAGCAACGATTCTATCGAACTTCTTATCCAGAAACGCGTCGATGCCGCCAATATCAGAGTTTAGAACGCTGTACTCTTCAGATTCTGCGTCAATGCCAATCGCCTGACCAACACCGCTATTGTTGTCAACCTGGGCCAGGCGTAATCTTGCTGCACCAAATCCTTCGCTATCATCACACAGTTCAGCCAGACCTTTGGCTTTCCATACCGCTTGCTGCTTACGTTTCAGTAATTGCGTAGCAAGTCGTTCACAGTTGGTGTAATCCTTGATTGAGTCAAGAATGTCACTGGATAGAACGCTACGGCCCCAGCCGTCATTTTGCCGACGCATTACGTTAGGGATTCGCTCGCCATCGATGATATGAATGCGGCTGTAATGAACATCATAGAACATATCGCTCTCATTAGTTGTGATGCGATAGGTTAATGGCTTACCAAAACGTGCGTTGCGCGGATTCTCCTCGCGAGTCTGAACTTTCACTTGAGTGCGGTCGTAAACGCGAACGGTTTCAAGCTCAGCGCCTTCCCTGGCGGGGCTTGTTAATGCTCTATTGTCCTTGACGATAGCGACAATAGCAGCCCCACCGAACAATCTGGCCCATGACCAGGCATCGTTGATATTCTGCGTCATCTCCAAATCATCCCATCTCGACCAGAATGCAGGTTCGTCATCAATGCCGTCAATATGGAATCCTGCCGCCAATGCTGTCTCCGGGATTGTGTCGATAATTCGACGCACCAGAGCATTGTCCGCATATAGCGAAGCCAGAATTGTAGGAGCCTGGTTCTGCAAGCTCCCGTAAATCTCACTACCATCACTACCGCCGAGAAAGATATTGGCGTAGCTGTCTGTCTTGACCATGTTTTTCTCCAATAAAAAAGCCCCATGTAGGGGCTAGTTTATCATAGCTTTTGTGGTTACTCGAATTTTACCTCGAACTTTATTGTGTCGCATTTTACGCCATCCTCATCAAGCTGATCCACCTTATAGCGCACATTTTCGAACTCAATCATGTCAACCTCATGCCCGTTTATGTAATATCTGAGATCCGGTCTTTTATTATTGCCAGTGGCTGCGGCTGCGCATTCTGTTACTGAGAGTTCGAACTTGTGGAATGCCCCGTTATTGATGCCACGGCATTCGCCATCATCATCAACGATCAGAATGAGGTCATCATCAGTATACGATACAATCTCATATTCCTTACCTACGGTGAAGCCATAATACACATCATCGTTGTTGCCAAGATATACAGCCTTTGAAGTGCGTGCCATTTGTCTTTTCTCCTCTCGTTTGTGTAAGGTAAATATACGCCATCCGTGGCCTCAATGTTTAGCAATTAGTGCTATTTAATTCCCGCTATGCGCATTAATCTGGACTTAGGATCATCTGCGATATTGAGAACAAGGTTTACTGCCATTGTTAGACAGTCAATTTGGTCATCGTGTTTGTGGCTATCATCTGCCGTAAAAGCTGCAATCTCCGTGAGCAATCCGCTTAACCACGGCGCTGATTCTGGAAGAACTACATTGCCAGCCTTAATCTGTGGCAGTGCGCTCATTACCCTGGTTAGCTTGTCGTTATCAGGTACGTATGGCTCTATCGGCGTTCTCATCACTCTGCCTGCCGACTGAATAAGTCCGATTCCGGATGATTTCTTCTCGATGATGATTTTTCGTAGGATGCCATCTACCTGACTGGTTGCCCTTGATTTCCTCTCGAAGTCCAGTAGTTCTGCCTCCAACTCAGGCGCCTCCCATTTGCCTCGACGCTGGTCTATAAGGTAAATCTTAGCATCCTTATATCCCCACAGTTGAAGCACAGAGAAGTCACTATAACTCTTTGTAGTCATCGCGGTATCGCATGTGATGAATCTATAGTCATACTTAGCTGGAGGTCTGAAAGTATCGCTGATTCGCTGGAACCAATCCACATTAATGAGGTTTCCACCTAGTGCTACAGGTTCCTGCTGATATTGACTAAGGAAAGTGTACGGGTCACTATCCCACATCGCAACAAGGTCGTTTACTGACTCCTTTTTAGGAAAGTAGCTGTAGTACTTTACGCCATCTCGCTCAATGCACTCACTGCTTAATACGTCTTCCGCAAACTGTTCTTTAATCCAGTCAGGAAGCGAATCTATGTAATCCTCAGTAACTAGCGCAGGTATCTTAATCAAGTCAAAGTCGATACCCATACCGCCTTCCATCATGAAATACGTTGAGTCATTGACGTGCAGTCGCTGCTGTATCGAAATTATTGGTGTCGCCTTTCCTTTTACAGAGCTAGCGCGACGTGAGCGAATCGTGTTCTTTAGCATTACGTGATTATTCGAGCGGTACACTGCTGATAGCATATCGGCGGGCTTGTCAAAATCATCCAGCAAAACCGCGCCGCTATATGTTTCAGTTATGTACCCACCTCGAGCACCAGTAATCTGACCACCAGCCGCTTTCGAGATTGACTCAAATCTCACCTTGCCACTCTCATCAAGAACCTGAAGCTCATCGTCTTTGCAAGTGCCAAACTTACATGGCCAGAGTGACTGAAATTCTTGAGACTTGATGAGGTCACGTACGCGCTTGGAGTTGCGCTTAACCAGTGAGTCGGCAAAAGAGATGTTAAGGTTGCGAACCTTCTTTAACTTAACCATAGAGTAGGCCGGAAAGTGAATTGAAGCGATTTCCGTCTTTCCACTACCCGGCGCTATGTTGATGATGGTGTCCTTTCGCTCCCCTGCTATAATCTCGTCGATAATTCGGCATAGATATTTGTGGTGCCAGTTAGGGATGTATCGCTCGCCTTGTGTGATTTGGAACCAGCAGCGAAGAAAGCCCTCGAAGCTGTGTTCTGATATCGCCTTGACGGCCATCTTTTCCTGAATGGTCATTTCTTCCCATACTAAAGACATGTGTTATACCCTCTTATTGTTATAATTTACCAATCACAGATTCCAGTGCTTCCTTCATGCTATCAACGTCGTTAGCTGTAGAGTTATTACTGATGGTAATCTCCTGTGGCTTATCAATGCCAAGCTCTTTACCAACGATGGTGGAGTTGATAATGCCTGCAACGCCAAGTTGGTATTTCTGCTCGTAGATTACGTTATCAATGAATTCCATAACATCAGAGTATCCAGCCTCAGTGCGCCAGCGAGCGAATCTATTGATATTAACACCCATGAAGAGCGCAAGCCCCGTCAAGGTGAATACTCGCGGTTTATGTACGAGGCTTTCACCAACAACCCCCTGGAATGCTGCCGTCTCAATAGCCTTGATTGCCTCACTCTCTGCCCAAGAGAAGTATCGAACAGCGAAGTCAAAAACTTCCTCAGGCGTGTACTTGCGGTTGATTGCCACCATAGCAATGTCGCCATACTTCTTGTTGTAGAGCGCCTTGAAATTTCCCTCACCCATCTTTAATGCTGCTTTGCTCATTTAATCCTCCTTTGTTGATGGTAGATTATACCATATTACAGGCGTAAAAAAGCCCCAATTAAGGGGCTTGGTGGCAACTCACTCCGCTAGTTGGTATTTCCCAACTGTGCTGCCGGCTGAATTCATCACATAAACAGACAAGACGCGGTCCTCCATGAAGAACTGGCCGGGTCCATCGCAATCAACGAAGTCAACAAGTCTAGACCCATGAGCGTAGCCAACTCTTTTAACTTCTATAATCTGCTCACTGCCATCTTTGTATACTGCCTTTAATGTCATCATTTTGAATCTCCTTCTGGTTAGTGGGTCGCCCCGATGAGTTAATACTAATGCACCTACATATTATTGTCAACATGCAGTCGAAAAAAAGCCCTCAAGCGAGGGCTAAAACAACGAGAGAAACGAAACTTAACGAGGGTATAACACTTTTTACTTTCGCTCACGAACGTAAGCTACCAGGAATTTGTGAGTATCAGGGTCAGCGCCCGACAACTCCTTTACTTTCGCTACCGCATCCTCAGCGCTGATTGCGGCAACTGACGCGATGTAATCTTGAGTGCAATTCTTGCACGAGCGGCCCATTAAGCGAATGGACAACTTCACATCCCACATAATGAACTCCTTTATTGGCGCTCCGCACTGGATTCGAACCAGTAACCTACGACTTAGAAGGTCGTTGCTGCTATCCTGTTGAGCTAGCAGAGCTTTGAATGAGTCCCGGTTACGGCTCCGGGGCTGCCTGATACAGCCGGTTAATCTGCCTATTTGCGCTAGGTCTTGCAAGTCCCGTAAGGGTGTGCCGCATACGCTACTTAATGAGCAACGGACTTACCGTGTAGTGCGCTCCGTGCGCCGTTCCATCTTGGATGGCTGTCTTCTACGTGGTCAATATTAGGTAATTCCGGTCAGTGATGCAAGCTCTTTTTGACAATCTCCATCTAAGCGATTAAAAAGTAACCCCAAGTAATCAGCCCTGCGATAAACCAGATTGTTAACTCGCTCATTTACCTAGCCTCTCCGCGATAAGTATATTGTAGCACTTACTGCAAACGTAGAATGCCATTTTCATTCCTACGAAGATACATGGCGCAGTTGTGTCAGCCCATCCATGTTTAAGCCCATCAATGTCAGACTTCTCCACTTTCGACTCGTATGCGTAGTAATAGTGGTGCTTACAATTATTCATAAAGGCTATTCCCATTCTCGTCATGACCAACTCGACCCTTTCGATAACCAGCAATCCACACAAATTTATCGCGAGCGATAAGTGTTGATACCGGGCCCCAAACCTGTGTGATCAGTGCAGCCACAACCTTATCATCTTTCTTCTTTACTCCCAATTTGCTGTACTCATCGTTTAGCTTGTCAGCCTGTCGCTTAACTGCGTTGAAGTATGCGTCATTTAGTCCGAACATTTCTCAATCTCTCGCTGTGTTGATTGGGTAATTATATGCCATCCGTGGCGACTGCGTTTAGCTTTTAGTGCTATAGAAGCTCTTGATAAATGCCTCAGGTGTCACGCCCTGCTTATAAGGCTTAATCAAATCCTTAATGACGAACCAGTGGAAAGTCTTCATATCGAAAACCAACCTCTCGCATGCGATAACATATTCAGTGAAGCTCATTGTCTCTTCTCCCGCTCCATCCACATTTTCGCCAGCTCGTAGTAAGCCATCGCCTCTTCGCCCGTTTTAGCTTCGTCCTGCATTCGCCTGCACCACTCTACTGGGCTTTCTTGTACTTCCATGATGAATCACCTTACTTAAATTATAGTTCGTTAGAATTCGTTTTAGGCTCGTTAAATTCGGTTCAATTGCTCTAGAATTTCGTAGGCCAACTCTCGAGCCTGTTCTTCTGTTAAGTGGATGGTGTGAACCTGTGGCTCGTCACGCATCCCGCAAGCCTGGGCAATGATGAATGTCGCGTAGCCGTCGAAGTGGTTGGCCTGGAGTTTTGGGTCGCTTTGTTGAAATTTCATTTCTCTACCACCTTGTATTCATGCTCGCTAATACTGATTTCATTTCCAATATTGACGAACCTAGTTTTACGGATTGCCTGGATTGAAAGTTCGCCATAAAGGTAGTGACCGGACACCTCAACTACATCGCCAACCTTAAAGCCGCATTCTTCTAAAGTTAAGGCGTTGTCACTGGCAGCATAATTCACGTCGATAATTTCAATTTTCATTCCTGCTTCCTCGTTCGTTTCGATGGGGTAACTATATCAAATTACCCCAATGTTGTTTTAGCAATTCATGCTATTCGGCAATTTTATATGAATTAATGTCACCACCAAGGACCAGCCATTGCGCCTTTGCGCTATCGTAGCTATCGTGCACGCGAACATGCTTAACGCTATTGAACTTGCCTGTGTAGTATGTGTGAACGTAAATCATTTGTTAGTCGCCTTATCCCAGTTCGTGAGGTAGCCAGCATTCTGAATACTTAGAGATTCGTATTGGCGTGATGATTCGAAGTCACTTACGTCGAACTGCTGATTGTTGATTTGTGCTACAGTCTCTTTAACGACTCGAGCCTGTTCGGATGAGCGAGAATTACTAAATGTCATAAGCATTGACTTGAGAATTGATGCGTCTTTCTCTGACAGGTTGGTTGTAATCATTTTAAATACCCTCTTCAATCTTATTGACCGCAGATGTGAAAGCATCCAGATTTACATAATCATCAAACAATTCCCATGCGTATATACGAGAATTTGGCGTTTGATGCTCCTTACAAAGCATCTCATGAATCATCACTATCGACTTTTTCTCTTCTTCTGTTAATTTAATCATTTCGTTTGCTCCAGGTAAATTTTCATCTTGTTCAGTGAGTCTATTGCATCATCAAGGTCAGTAATTACATCTTTGTGGCCTCGTAAACCCATACATAGCAGCTTCTTGATTGCGTGCTGACATGCTGGGTCTGTAACGTTGAATGCTGATAGCGTGCGATACACATCAACAATAGCGCGCTCGCCATTAAGCCCGACAATCTCTCTTTCGTATTTATTTCTCTCCATCCAATCCTCTCTTGCTTTGCTTCAATAAGGCCACTATATCAAATGGCCTTGCGGAAGGTTTAACAATTCGTGCTATTTACCGTTCAGAAGTGATTTAGCTTTCCGATAGAACTCTACGGCCATCTCCACCTCACCCTCACTGTACAGCAAGTGGTATGGTAGTCTACTAGTGTGCTCACCTTCGTAAGTTTTGAAGTTTGGTTGCCAGTACTCATCAATGATTGCCGAGTGGACATAAACCTTATCTCCAATTAGACAGGTAACATTCATCTTATCGAGTGCGGGGATGAGCTCATCCTTAATGCGCGCCATGATTCCATTTCGACCCTCGAACGGCTTAACCTTACGTGCAGCTTCGTGTACAGACTTGACACCCACCACTCCCTTTCCGTTCCTTGCCATCTTCCTGATCAACTTAATCAGAACTCCCAGCGCTTCATCTCTGTAGACTTCCGATGCATCAGGCTGGCCCCAGAGGTGCTGAACATGACGATAACCGTTAGCATTGATTGCAACCCGCAGTGGCGGCAGATCATCCTGGATAGCAATATTCATAATCTGCTCGTCCGTCAGTTTCTCTTCGTTTAAATTAAACATCAGTTAGCCTCCTTAATCATTTCATAGTAGCGTGCCAGGGCAATAAGCGCGCCTTCTTTTTGTTCGCCTTGCAGGTCTATAATATTCGGCGCGATCTTGAGTAGTCGTGACTTAAACCTTTCAATGGTGGCTGCCTCTTTCTCAATATCTGCAGTCTTACGCTTTGTCGGCTTAAGAGCACCAGGCTCAAGCTGGATCAGAAGGTTCTTGTCCGCGCCATCGCCATCAACCTTGCGCGCTACCGTTTCCTCGCCTGACGCCAGCCAGATAAAGCGATGCTTTACGTGCATATCAATATCGCGAAGCTCCTGCATTCTTGCGGCGGTGTTATAGATGTATGAACTTTTCAGGCCTGCGATTTCACGACCAGGCGTTTTGAACTCTCCAGTTTCCTCGTCGATGATTTCATCCGGATAATCATACCCGTTGACCATGTTGAATATCTTTCGAACTGGAACTACACATAGTTTCTTGTCGGACTTAATCGCCTGGCGGACCATCTCACGAATTACATCACCTAAAGTTACCTTATTCATCTCGTTACCTCATTTGGTTGCTGCGTTTAAGTGAGGCTATTATGATGGTAGTTAACGCGTAAGTCAATAGTAATCACATGTAAAAAACAGGCCTGGAAACATTTTTGCCCTGGAGGCCTAGCTGCGCCTAATGTAAGTAGGCAGTATATCGTGTAACGCATACTGAATGGTGATTGTCTGCATATGGCCCTATTATCCTGGCGGAATGGCTCCCTTATATATTAGTGGGCAATATTATCAAATTTGACAGATGCCGCCCCTAGATAGCCGTTACACAGTATACATAGATATATATAATAATAATAATATAGATAAAGGGTTGTTATATATAGATATTTTATTGTAACTAATGCGTAAAAATGCGTATGCCGCGTATGCTTATGCCAAATCGTTACACAGTATACAGGCCCTATACATGAGTTACGCACAATTACGCGTCAGCTCAGGAATGGCTCGGCCAGAATCAAAATAAACTTGTATGGTAGTCCATCACTCTTTCATTCACTCACTCGCCACTCCATTTCACTTTTCGCAACAATCAAAGACATCATTTCATCTGAAGCAATATTGCTGAATGTGCAATAATCATTGTAATAATTGCAATATCCGCAACAATCAATAAATCTAACGAATAGCACTTTTTGCTAAAGGCATACTGAGGTAATGAAGCTATAGTTAGCTCATCATCAACAACGAGGGGAAAGGAATGAAGATTGATAAAGATAAGCTGCGTCACGAATGCTCACTGATTGGGCTTAACGAGGATTACACCGACCTTGTGGTGCGCGGAAAGTTAGACATAGATCTTGCCAGGCATTTCCAGTCAGAGGATGAAGATTTCTGTTGTAGTGGTGAAGGTTGTAATCACTGCATTCCATTTTGAGGATTGAGATATGAAAATTCGCTGTACAAACGTTATTACAAGTACCGACAAGAAAGTACTAACACCATTCGTAAAAGGCTCTGTATACGACGCTGAGCCTCTAATCATTAACGGGAAGGTAATCCCGAACGAATGGTTGATTAATGGCGCTGAGCGACCTCACAAGCACGATTCTGGATGGATTGCCATCGCTGGCTGGAAGATTGGGATGCTCATACCTGGACTTGCAACTTTTGATGAGGTGAAGTGATGCTTCTGCCATCAGATATTAACTATTACGATCTTTGCACCATCGCAGCTTACAGCGGTAAGGGTTGGCCTTGCGGAGACTGGTTCCGCGAGGACTTGCTAGAAAGTCATGAAATTATGCTCAAGGCTATAGAAAAAGCACGAAATAGCACTAATTGCTAAAGCATTTCCGCAAGGATGCGGTATTATCTTTCCATCGAAATGGGAGATAAGAAAGGTTCGACAACTTTTACGACGCAATGGAAGAGGCAGTGTACCGAGCATCACTTAATGGGAAGATTTACAGCTTAGTTCAGAAGTTTGATAAGATTGTAGTGCGCATCGTGCGCAAATTAGTACCTAACAAATTCATGTGGACAACGAAGAGAGTAAAAAAATGACTACTACAATTACTAAAAACTGGATCAGCAACGAAAACGTATTATACAAAGCTCGCATTAAAGATGGTGTAGAGCAAATCAAGAAAGATGGAAAATGGATTAACCTGGAAGAGCGCGGCAAGTATATTAAGACCAAGACAATTTATTGCACAAAGGTCAATCATCGCTCATCTATTAGAAAATACTTTACTGAAGGGAAGCGGTATCAAGTAGATCTCCATGCCGGGCTTGGACAGTGCGCTGGATACATTTACGATAAAGAGGGTAGCGCCTGGCAGCTATATCGTGACGAAGAGGTTGGCTTTGTTACAGTTTGCGGTGACTACCTATTTGAGGCGCAATACAAATGATTCATGAGCTAAAGATATCGCCAATCCATTTCGAACCAGTTGAGGCTGGCCTTAAGTTAGCTGAACTTAGAAAAAATGATAGAAATTTCTCTATAGGAGACAAGCTAATACTTAAAGAGTTTGAAGATGGCGAATACACAGGAAGGATTGTCATCAAGGAAGTTTTACATATAGCAGATGTTTCATCTTATCTTCCTGGCTATGTTTTGCTTTCAATGTATTAATGGAATTTATCGACAATCGGATTTAATATAGGTGCGTTAACATTGGCGCACCAATAAGGAGTAAAAGTAATGTTTGATTTCAACGAAGATAAACTATCTGTTGAACAGGTTATGGCAATTGCAGCCGCGGACAACCTCCCGCCCCTGCGCGTCGCCATTAATGCCAATGGCTATCGCCAGTCTCAATCATTCTGGAAAGCACCTGTCGAGATTGATGCTGCAAATGACAAGTATCCAGTAATCTCACTCGGTAATGACATTGATGTTGTTGGTAAGCTGTCAGCCAATATTGCCCGTTCCGTTCAGTTCCCTGAGTCGTCAGCTTATATGCACTTTCTGGGGTGTATTTCCGCTGCGATGCTAGGCCGATTTACAGTTGAGTATCATGGAACTCAGCAGCCTACTTCTCTTTATGTCGTGACAAGCCAGCCACCATCGACTGGTAAATCAGCAATTAACTCACTTTCAATTGCTCCAATGATTGCTGAGACTGAGCGGCTTAATGAAGTGCGAAAGCATGAGCGTAAAAAGATTATGGCCAAACTATCTGCGTTATCAAAAGAGATGAAGCAGGAAAAATCTCCATCAGAGATGGCGTCTCTCTTTGAGGAAAAGGAGGAACTTGAGGAAAAGCTCGAGAGACTATGCGATATCGTTTTCCCTGTATCAGATACCACGCCGGAAGGTCTTGCGCGAATAAACAACCGCCAGGGCAACTTCGCGGTCATCTCGGATGAGGCGACGAGCGTGAACTCACTGCTTGGCATGACTTATGGTGACGGCTCGAAGAAAACGAACAGCGAACTCGTACTCAAGGCATGGGATGCTGGTAACGTATCTATCGCGCGTGCTAATGCAGAGAACAACATGAGTTTCGTTGCTATGGGTTGTATCTCTGTAATTGCGCAGGACGAGACAATAAACGCGATAATGAACGCTGGCGCACGTGGTATCGGTGTATCGGAGCGTTTCCTTCTCGTCCGTGAAAAGTCATTCCTGGGTGAGCGTGTATTCGTTGATGAGAATGGAAATTCAACTTACGAGCCAATTGATGGTGGCCTGAAGGCCGACTACTTCCGTCTTGTTCATGAGATCATGAACGAGCAAGATGTTAAGTTGACAGTAAGCAACTCAGCGATGAAATACCTCAACCGTGCGCGTCAGGAGATGGAACCTCACCTTGCAGATGGCGGGAAGTATTCACATACAATGTTGCGCGGCGCGTTGGGTAAGTTCGATAAGCAGGCCATAAGGATTGCAGCTGTTCTTCACACTGTGCGCAACTGGTTCAACCCAAATGGCGGTAGTCCACAGAAGTCCAGAGAGATCGAGCTCGACACCATGCAAGAAGCTGTAATTATGTTCCATGAACTTAGCAAGACTTATCTGTCATCTGCAAACGCCGCTGGTCACGCTGGCGACAATGCCGAGATGAATAAGCTGATTGATATTCTAATTAAGCAAGGCAAGAACGGTAAAGGAGTAGTGGGTATTCGTTCTCTATATGAAGCGGCTCGTAAGGTTAAGCCGTTCGAAGCTCAGGCTGGTGTAATGACAAAGATTAAAGATCACTTACTGCCAATGCTTGATGAGAAAAACTATACGTGCCTGATTGGTGATAAAGTTTACATTAATCCACGACTGTTGGGGTGATTTATGCTTGACATTCTACTTATATTGTTTGGTTTCCTTGTGGTGATTTCTGGTGTCATATTTGTTTTAAGCATGCAATGGAGTTAATTATGTTCATGCTCGATATATTTAAGTTCTGCGAATCTTACAGCTTTTTCACGCGACAGCATTTGGCGCGGTTCATATACCAACATAAGGACTCTGAGAGGTTCAGCAAGGCATCGGGTTTATCGCATAGAGAGTTTTGCAGTGCTGCTTCAAAGGAGTTCTGCGCGAAGATGCTTAGCGCGGGTTACATTGATGGTAAGTGCGGTGAGTTTGTTAGCAAGGGGAGTTTGAAAAGGCCATTTGAGTTTAATTTCGAGGCACTTAGCGGGTATCAGAGCAAGTACATAAAAGAGATGATGAATATAGGAACAATGACTGACGACGAGTTATTTAGCTAAAATATAGCCCCCATTAGGGGGCTTTTTTACGTCTTAAGATTAATGCCATGAGAATAAGAACCAGCAACCCCATTGCTCCTGTTCCGACCCACGGAAGCGCTGATGATTCGTTATTTGTGATCTCAATCTTTTCAGCAGTGATTGTTGAGGCCTTAATCGAGTTGTCAGCAGTCTTTTTCCCGCTCGAGCTATCCAGTGACCCAACCTTAGAATCTTTAACCGTGGCTTCACTTGAGTTACTTGAGTCAACCTTGTTCGTTAACCCAACACCAACCTTATTGTTCTCAGCGCCAGCCTGGGCGCTAATCTCTGGCTTGCTGCCAATTAATCCGGTCAGCGCGGATGTTGCTGAACATCCAGATAAAGCTACGCACATTACTAACGCTGCAATCCACTTAAGCATAACTTAATCTCCTCATTCCTGCGATTTACCAACCCCTTAACCACAACCTTCTTGCCGTTAATGGTAGCTTTATTCCACACCCCGAGAGCCCTGCAACCCTGCTCCACTTTACCCTGGTTAATAAGTCGAACTGCTGTTGAGTTCTTCATAGCATGACCACCAACATTGTAGCTAAAGCTGATTAACGCCGCTCTTGTCTGCGGTGAAATTGGGTAGGTAACTGCATCCTGAACATGCTTCCCATGAATCTGAATGTGTTTCTCCAGCAGGTTCCGGCACTCCCTGTTACTGTAAGTCTTACCCCAAACTACGTCAGGACCAGTTACGCCAGCACAAACAGTTTTCACCCCAGCAATGTCCATGTAAGGCCTATTCTCAACACCCTCTACAAGCTCAATAAGCGGCGCTGCGATGTATATTGCCGCAGCGGTCGCAGCACCAACTACCAGCTTCTGCTTCATTTACCTGCTCCTTATCTTGATTGCCGTCTTTAAATCCCCTGATTCAAGCGCTCGTCGAATTGCCTGGCTATCCTTATACTTCCAGTAAGCACCCCAAGCTCCAAAAATGATTAGAGCGATAAGGCTGATTATTGCTATAGTCATTTGACCAGTTGCCGCGCCAGTTACCGCAGCACCGCCAGTTGATGCCGTAGCGGCGTTGATTACTTCCCTCATGTGATCCACCTTTATGTATTTGTCAATGTTTAAGTTAGTAAAAGAATGATACATTAGCCCTGCTCGTAAAAGAAGCACAAAAAAAGGGAGCCCAAAGGCTCCCCGTGCGTAACGCTATGTTTTTTCTGTGCTAGTCAGCGATAATAAATTCAACCAGTGAACCTTCAATCGGCGCTAAAATCCACGTCATATCGTCGCTGTAAATCTTGTAATATCCATCACCCTGGTACTCTGCATTGTACGGCTGGTTAACTGTAAATGGCAGGGTCTTGGAGTTGTTCTTTGTGCAATAAATCATCTTGGTCATCTTGTGTTTCCTCGCTTAGTTCATCTCGTTTCGATGTGGTAATTATGCCGCATTTCTACGGCATGGGTTAGGCAAAAAGTGCTATTAGCTAAACATTTTAGGGCGACAAATGAAGCGGCCAACTTCACCGAATTCTTTATGGTAGACAATAACTGCCGCTTGACGTTGAGAGCGCCAGCCGCCATTTGCTGAGTACGCGTCAGGACTTCCCAGCTGCCCATGAACCTCATCAATTCCCAAGTTTGTTTCTGTAATCTTCTGAGAATGCCAGTGGCCACTATGTGTGTAAACATACTCACTTTGACCAAATAACTTACGAAAATCAGTTGCCATAACAGTTAGTCGAGTATCGGCTTTCCGCATTTGGTGGCCATGAGTGTATCCAATAAGCGTCGTTCCAAAGCTTGTCATCATCATTGCAGCTGGGCTAACATCAACATTTACGCGAGGCTCGTCTTCATAAAATGCAGCAATAGCAGCGCGAAGCCAAACCATCCCTGCTTCGTCGTGATTTCCACTTATTACTTTAATATCAATAACTTGGTGCTTCTCCATCATTCGAGAGATCGCACGACGAACTGACCGGATTGCGACATAAACAATCTTAGCGTAACGACTGTCAGAGTCTAAGATATGGCCTGAGGCCGGGGTTTTAGCCTCTAGGGAATCGTAATGTAGGAAATCACCACCCAATACCAATACAGCATTCTTAGAGTTTGGCGCCTTATCTACAGCGTAGTCAAAGAACCCATTCATAACATTCTCTGCTGTTGCTGTATCATAGTTTTCGCCACACTCATGTTTGTGGGCCATCGCCCCAATGTGCAAATCAAAAACTGGATACATCGCAAGTGTGTCATTATCAAAGTTAACATTTGGTGATTCAGATGGAGTGGCCTTTGGCAACTCAGAGCAGAATGCCTCGCGAGCTTGCTCCATTAAAACCTCAAGGCGCTCATTGTCTATTGAGGTTTTGACCCATCTAATCTTCTCGTTACCATCAGCGTCAATCATGGTTGACGTACCCTTAACCATATAACCGTCAGGAACTAGCTTCTTGATGCCTGGGTTTCCGTGCAATTCTCCACTCTTCGCCAGCTTACTGCGACGCAATTCAACGTTGCGAATGTTCATGCCGTACTTCTCTGCGATTGCCTTGTTTGTCATGCCATTTGCCAGTTCTTCGCGCAGTTCTTCGTTGGTAATTTTTGCAGTTGCCATTTATAAGTTCCTTAATTCATTACGATAAAGTATAAGATAGTAAAGCTAAACAGTGGGACTAATGCTACTAGTATCAGGCTCTTCATTCAACTTCTTTCAACCAGTAGTCGATAACTTCCGCACTAATTGCTAATTTCTTATCAAGGTCAGTCATGCAAAGGTTTCCGCATGCTGGGGAGTAGTAAATCTGAACCCACTTCCCGTCTTTAGTTTTTGCGTTCACATCCACATAATCAGGAGGAAACCAGTCAGCAATAGGTATAGCTCTAAACTTTACCCCACTCTGACCATGAACTAAATCGTAATGCTCTGGCTGAAAGTCCAATCCCAACATAATTTATGCCTTAGTTATCTTAAATTTGCATCCCTGAGATTTCAGGAATTCGTTAACATCTATGCTTACACCTGGCTTAACTCTTACGTACTTTCTTGGGCGCTCATCAACGTATGAGAATTTACCATCATAGACTACGCTTATATCTTTTATGTCGAAGAAGCGAGAAATTTGTTTAATATCATCCTGAATGCCAGCCTCCCCACAGTGCGCCCATACTTCCGCGCGTCCGGTTTTAACTATCATAAGCCGTAGGCCATTTTCAGGTATTCTTTAGCGCACATCCAGCAATAATCAGAGCCAGTTTTTACAGCATCATTTGCGTACATCTGTGCGATCTCAAACATCTCTCTGTCTACAATTTTCATCTCTCAATCCTCTGCGTTGTTGATGTGTTTAATATAATCCATCCATGGATTTGATTTTTAACAAAAAGTGCTATTCGACTAAGAAACTAACCTCTTTTCCGCCTGAATCTCTGCAACCGTAATAACCATCACCTTGATAACTAAGGAACCAATAGCACCCATCATCGCTTAACACTGTTATTTCATTTGAATCGAAATTAATTTCATAATCCTCAAGAAGTGTAAAGAAGCCATTTGTTTTTACGCAGATGCCAATCATAAAAAATCCTCCGGGCAATCTTTTTTCATCTCTTCGATATCAGCAACCATACGGTCTCGCCATGTTTCGATATCAGTGTTCAGGTAGTCTTCTTCGAAGCTCATATCCAGGCAACTCACAACACCCCATAAATCACGCTTATAATGTGCGTTGTATAATTCCTCCGCCGCCATTACCTTGAATGCTTCCCATTGTTGCTCAAATGTAAAAATTGCCATTATTCTGATACCTCATTAAATTTTTCTCCAAATGCGTTTTTAACAGTTTCCAAGTCATCCTTGTAGGTCGGGCTAACCTCGAATGCGTAAGTGCAATCTTCGATATCAACCAAAACATAACCATCCTCAGTGATTTGCAACTCATAAATATAACCAGTTTTGCGTGACTCGTAGAATTTTCCAGTGTAGATAGTAGCCATTTTGTTTCTCTCTCTTCGTTTCGTTTCGATGAA